GGAAGTCAAAATATGAAAGGCCGAAGAGTTACAACACAATTAGAAGATGCTCATGGCAGAGTAGAATATTATATTGATAATGTTGAAATGAATTCAGTAGTTGGCCCAGGTGGCCCAACTAGAATACCACCAGTACATGAATTTAGATGGGAAGTAACTGAACCTTATAGTATGGGTCAGTTTTTAGAATCCTTACAAGTTGGTGCAGTAATGGCTGGATACAAAACTTATATTTCAGCACCTATTCTTTTAATGTGTGATTTTATAGGTCATACAGATGACAATCAAACAAAAAGAGTTGCTAGAAGATATTTTCCTTTACAGTTAGGAACAGCTATGATGACAGTTGACGCTGGCGGAACAAAATATGAATGTTCTGGAGTTAGTAGAAACGGTGCGGCCTATACAGACGGAGTTCAAATGCTTCAAACAGATATTACAATTATAGGTGGTACTGTTGAACAAGCACTTCAAAGTGGTAGTCAAAGTTTAACAAGAGTAATGAATACAACGTTGCTTGAAAGAGAATCTACAGAACATCAACAATATGCAGATGAATATATTATTGTGTTTCCTAAAGTAGAAGATGTAGCTAGTAAAAAAATAAAAACAGACGAAGCAGAAGTTTCTGAAAAAGCAACTTATGATCCAAAAGAAATGTTTGAAACAAGATATGGTGAAAATCAAGGTGAGCAAGAAATTAATTATGAAGAATGGATTAAAAACGTTACAGGATTTTCAGTTCAAAGATCTAAAACATCAGATGCATTAAGAGCCGGTACAGTTAAACAAGAAAATATGAATACAATAGGAACATCAAAACTATTAAGACATAAACTAGATGACGGTGCAATTAAACCTGCAACGTATTATGCAAGTTATGATTCAAAGAAAAATGTATTTGAACAAGGTAGTATTGCAATACCACCCGACTTAAGAGCATTTAAATTTACTAAAGGAACTAAACTAAACGAAATTATTGAAGAAATGATTGTTGCTAGTGAATATGGTAAAGAACTTATGAAGAAAAAACCTGATGAACATGGTTATAGAGAATGGTTCAGCATTCAAGCAATGATATTTGATATTCCTGTAAAACAAGTTGCAGACAAAATAGGAAGACTACCTAAAATTTATGTGTTTAAAGTTTTTCCTTATAAAGTTCATGCAAGTCTTTGGATGAGTCCAAGTGATGTTCCACCAGGACAAAATCACATACTTAGAGATATAAGAAAAGAATACAATTACATTTACACAGGTAAGAACAAAGACGTACTAGGCTTTGATCTCAAATACGAATATAGATTTATGACTCCAGTACCAATGGATAAAGGTAAGAAACAAACACAAAGTCAAAACCAAGTAGTAGTTGAAAAAGAAACAGATACAGTAAATCAATCTTCAGAAGGTAAAACTGAAGAAGCTAAAGTTCCTATGAAAGCAGTTGGAATGACAGACATTCAACCTATTACATCAGGTATGCGTGGTACTGCGTTAGACGGTGTTAAAGATACAATAGCAAGATCATTCCACCAAGCACTTATTAATAGTAACGTTGACTTAATCAATTTACAATTAAGAATTATGGGCGATCCGTGGTATTTAAGTGATAGTGGATTAGGTAACTATCAAGCAGATTCAGGACCTATTATGTTTGATGATGAGAACCAACAGATGGATTATGTAAAACAACAAATTTTTGTTTCTGTAAACTTTAGAACACCTTGGGACATTGATCCTGTATCACAAGGAGGATTACTTTCAAGTAAAGGTGACATGATTGTTAAACCTTTTAGTGGACTATACAGAGTTGTTAAGTTACGTAGTTCTTTTAATCAAGGTCAATTTGAACAAGAATTAGATTTACTTAGAATGCCTAACCAAACAGACTTGGATACATTACAAAAAGAAGATGCAGATAATAAAGGTGCAATAAAAGAAAGTGATAATCAAACCGGTGAAAATGATGGGGTGGAGGTGATAGCAACATAATGAGTTTACCACAAGGAAATACAAACGTAGATAAAACTTCGAAGTATAGTGCTCCGGAGTTTGTACCAGGTCCATATGAAGCACTAGTTATTAATAATCTTGATCCTGAGTTTCACGGTGCAATAACTGTACAGCTATTAAAAACAAATACATCAGGTAACGTTCCTTTTGCAGAAGGCGAATTGTTTACAGCAAAATACTTGTCCCCATTTGGAGGACAAACACCTATATACGGTAATACAAAAAATCCAGGCTATAAAGAATCTCAACAAAGTTATGGTATGTGGTTTATTCCACCTGACGTGGGCGGAAAAGTTTTAGTTATATTTGCAGAAGGTAATCCTAACTTATGTTATTGGCTAGGTTGTATTAGTGATAAGTTTATGAACTTTAGTATACCTGGTAATGCCGCAACTACTATTACTGATCAAGAAGTTCTTCCAGACAATTTAAAAGGTAAAAAAGTACCAGTTGTAGAATATAATAAAAAAATTACAGAAGCAGTAAGTAGTGATCCTACAAGATTTAATAAACCATATCAAAAAGCATTTACTGATAATCTTTATGCACAAGGATTGTTAGAAGATGAAACACGTGGTATTACTAGTTCAAGTGCAAGACGTGAAGTACCTAGTGCAGTATTTGGAATTAGTACACCAGGACCTTTAGATAAAAGTCCAGGTTCGCCTAAAGTTAAAATAGGTTCAAAGGAAGATTTTGCAAGTGTATTCAAAGCAAGACTTGGCGGAACAAGTTTAGTATTTGATGATGGTAATGATAAATTTTTAAGAAAAACTCATGCTAGTTCAGGAGCATCAGATTATGCAAATGTAAATTTAAATGAAACTGATGGACAAGTAAGTTTACCTCATAACGAATTAGTTAGATTGCGTACACGTACAGGACATCAAATACTTTTACACAATACAGAAGATTTAATTTACATAGGTAACAGCAGAGGAACTGCTTGGATAGAATTAACCTCAGATGGCAAGATTGATATATTTGCAGAAGATTCAATCAGTATGCACACAAAAAATGATTTTAATTTTACGGCAGATAGAAACGTTACAATAGAAGCTGGTGCTAATTTAAGTTTAAAAGCATCAGGAAAATATACAGGAGTTAAAGTTAATAAGGGTAGAGTACAAATAGAATCAAGTGCTGATACAAATATATTAGTAGGTGGTAGTACTAAAGTTACAACTACAAGTGCATTTGATTTAAACACTGGCGGAGGTAATAAGTTTACAGCCGGCGGAGCAACGGATATACTCAGCGGAGGCAACCATACAGAAACCGCACCGAATATCCATATGAATGGACCGCAGGCGGCTACGGCCGCTACCGCGTCCGCTCTGTCTACGCACAGCGTCCCTGGCCACACAATGTACCCTATCCTATCACAACGTTCACCACAAATGGAACCATGGACACACCATGAAAACTTAAACCCGTTAGCATTTAAAATTGCACTTACAGATAGAGATGTTGTTACAACTGTAACAAATCCACTACCTACACCAAAGACTGCTGATGTGTTTAAAAAGGAGTTTAAAGCATAGGTAAATATTGTTATGGCAGATTTATATAAAAAAATTACAGTACCATCAGGAGTTAATCAGCAACCAACTACTACTAATCGTGCCTATAAAGGTACAAGTACAGTTAATCCTAATAATAACAGCAATAAGCTGTTTGATATAGGACTTATTAAGCAAGATTTAATAAATCACTTCCACATTAAGCAAGGTGAGAAGTTGATGAATCCTGAATTTGGAACAATTATTTGGGACGCAATATACGAGCCTCTAACAGAAAGCATGAAAGAAGCTATTGCAAAGAACGTTACAGACGTTGTAAATGCAGATCCACGTATAGTTGCTACCAAAATAGATATAGATTCATTTGAGAGCGGAATTATAATTGATGTTGAATTGAAGTATTTGCCTTATAATATTTCAGAAACTTTAAGGCTAAAATTTGATGAAGAGTCAGCACAGTTTTAAGTACGCACTTAACGGAATACAATAAATAGTAATATTAAGGAAAGCAAATGTCGTCAACAAATAGACAAAACAGATTATTGTTAGCTGAAGACTGGAAAAAGGTCTATCAGTCATTTAGAAACGCAGAGTTCAAGTCATATGACTTTGACAACTTGCGTAGAACAATGATCAATTATATTAGACAGAACTACCCAGAAGATTTTAACGACTACATTGAATCAAGTGAATATCTAGCACTAATTGACCTTATAGCTTTCCTAGGTCAGAACTTGGCTTTCCGCGTAGACTTAAATGCTAGAGAAAACTTTTTAGAGTTAGCTGAACGTAGAGAATCAGTTTTACGTTTAGCTAGACTCTTATCATACAATCCAAAACGTAACCAAACAGCAAACGGATTACTTAAATTTGAAAGTGTAAGTACATCAGAGGACATTGTTGACTCTAATGGTACTAACTTATCAAACCAAACAGTTCTATGGAATGACCCTGCAAACACAAACTGGAGAGAACAGTTTGAGAAAGTTTTAAATGCGGCATTACCAGTAAACAGTATTATTGGCAAGCCAATTAAAAAAGATACTGTAGAAGGTATTCCAACATATCAATATAGATTTGATGCAAGTAACACAGACGTTCCTGTTTATACTTTTAGTAAAAACGTTGACGGTAAAAATATGCAGTTTCAAGCTGTTTCAACAGATGTTAATGATGGTGTTATATCAGAAGAAGCACCACTACCAGGAAACAGTTTAGGTTTCTTATACAGAGATGACGGAAGAGGACCAGGAAGTTCTAACTCAGGATACTTTGTACACTTTAGACAAGGTACGTTAGACACAGGTGTTTTCAACGTTGCATCTCCTAGCACAAACCAAACAATTAGCCTTGATGCAACTAACATCAACAACACAGACATTTGGCTTTACAAATTAAATTCAATTGGTGCTGAAGATGAACAATGGACAAAAGTTGATTCAGTTGAAGGTAATAATATTGTTTATAACAGTTTAAGAAAAAGTGTTAGAAATATTTTTGGTGTATTAAGTAAAACACAAGATAAAGTAGATTTAATTTTTAGTGATGGTACGTTTGGTAACTTACCGCAAGGACAATTTAGAGTTTATTACAGAACAAGTATAAATGATCAATATAATATTGTTCCTGCAGATTTAGTTTCTATTAGTGCTACTATACCTTACACTTCAAAAGCAGGTAACCAAGAAAATATTACACTTTCTTTTGAATTAAAATATACAGTTGACAATGCAACTATTTCTGAAAGTAATGAAAGTATTAGAACTAATGCTCCAAGTACATATTACACACAGAACAGAATGGTTACTGGTGAAGACTATCAAGTTAGTCCATTAAGCATAAGTCAAGAAATTATTAAAGTAAAAAGTGTAAACAGAACATCAAGTGGTATTTCAAGATACTATGATTTACTAGATGCTACTGGAAAATATTCAAGTACTAACTTGTACGGTGCAGACGGTGTTGTTTATAAAGATTCATTTACTGAAAAAACATCATTTACGTTTACAACTAAAACAGATGTACAAGGAGTTATTGTAAACACTATAACGCCTATTCTAAGTCAAAAGCAAATGTTAAATTATTATTTGACTAACTTTCCTAAAACGTTAGTTGCTGACTTAGGTGCTAAATGGTCAAGTTCAACTACTGCAACAAATCAATCAACAGGTTCGTTTGTTGATTCTAACAGTACTAAAATGCAAGTAGGTACATTTACAAGTAGTGGATTAAAATATATTGAAGCTGGAACATTAATTAAATTTACTGCTCCAACAGGCAAACACTTTATGGCTAATGACAATAATAAGTTAATGTCTGGAAACGCAGACCATTCTAACGCAATTAGTTATAAATGGGTTAAAGTTGTAAGTGTTACAGGAGATGGAAGAACTGACAATACAGATGGTACAGGACCAATTGTATTAAATGATATTATTCCGTCCGATGCAATTCTTTCAGAATTAAAACCTAAGTTTAGTAAAACGTTATTAACTGATGTACAATCACAAATTACTGATCAAATTTTTGCTTACAAAACATTTGGTTTAAGATATGATAGTGCATTAAGACAATGGCGTATGATTACAGAAAATAACTTAGACATTACAAGTGATTTTAGTACAGGTAAAACAGGTGACGTTACAGACCAAGCCTTAGATGCAAGTTGGTTAGTATTGTTTGAAACTGATGGTGAAAAATACACAGTTACTTCAAGAGCTCAAAGATATGTATTTGAGAGTAACGAAGAAATTAGATTTTATTATGATAGTACAAGTAAAATATTTGATAATAAAACAGGAAAAATTATTAAAGACAAAATTGATGTATTAAGTATTAATACACAACCAGATAGTACAAGTCCGTTTACAGTAAATTATCCTTGGGAAGTATCTAAAGAATTTAGAGATGGCGATGGATATGTTGATAGTAAAAAAGTTGAAGTAAGTTTTTATGACTCTGATTCAGATGGAGTTGTAGATGATCCTGAAACTTTTGTTACTTTAGTAGACGAAACTACAAACGCATTAACAAAATATGTGTTCCTTAAAAAATACACAACATCAGATGGAATTGATGATTACAAATACATGGACAATTCCGCAAATGCAGTATTAGTAAAACAAAACGAAAGTTTAGTTGGAGCATTAAGCTCATACACAGATGGACAAGTGTTTTATCTAGTTGTTGAAGATGTATTTAAAGTGTATAGCTCAACAGCAGGAACATTATCATTGACAACCGACTACAAAGCATACGTAGGCAGAAGCGGACTTAAATTTCATTATGTACACGCCGCAGACGATGACAGCAGAATAGATCCTAGTTCAAGTAATATTATTGATACTTACTTGCTAACAAGAACTTACGATACAGAGTTTAGAAAATACTTAAATGATACAATTACATCTAAACCTTTACCACCAAGTAGTGATAATTTGTTTAACAACTATGGTTCTGAAATTTCTAAAATTAAGTCCATAAGTGATGATGTAATTTATCATCCAGTAAAATATAAAGTGTTATTTGGATCTAAAGCTGATGCTCAAGTACAAGCTAATATTAAGATTGTAAAAAATCCAGATCAGGTTGTTAACGATAATGACATTAAAGCAAGAGTAATAGCGGCAATAGACGAATACTTTGCTTTAGAAAATTGGGATTTCGGTGATACCTTTCATTTCTCAGAGATGGCTACTTATGTTATGACGCAAGTTGCACCTGATCTAGTAAACATTGTAATTGTTCCTAAACAAGACTCACAAGTATTTGGAAGTCTTTATGAAATTAAATCTGAATCAGATGAAGTTTTTGTAAGTGGAGCAACAGTTGATGATGTAGCAATTATAGATGCTATTACGGCAAGTAAGTTAAAAGCATCAGGTAATATTGTTACAGGAACAACTGCATCAACAAGTGGTGTTGCAAGTGGATCTAGTTATACAGCGGCAACAGTTCAAAGTTCTTCAAGTAACAGCTCTGGGAGTAGTTATTAATGGCATATGATGATAATCAAAACGAATATCCATTACCGGCTGGCACTAACGACACTGGCCGTGTAAGGACTAGTGCCGAGCACCTTCCAAGATATTTCAGAACTGCACACAATAAAAAGTTTTTAAGTGCTACACTTGATCAATTATTAAATCCAGGTGTTGCAGAAAAAATCAGTTCTTACTATGGTAGAAGAATTGCTAAAGCACGTAAGGCCGCAGATACTTACGTTAGTGATGTAAGCACACAAAGAGAAAATTATCAATTAGAACCTGCTACTGTTATTAAAGACAATTTAGATAACGTAACGTTCTACAAAGACTACAACGATTTAAAAAATCAAATTAAAGCATTCAACGGTACTGTTGATAACGATAGTACATTGTTTAGCCAAGAGTATTATGCTTGGAACCCTAATATTGATTGGGATAAGTTTACAAACTTTAGAGATTACTATTGGTTAGAAAATGGACCTTTAAGTATTCCTGTTGTTGGACAAGCAAAAGGATTAACAAGTACTTACACAGTTACAAGTGTAGACAATTTAGATAATAAATCATATCTTTTTACACCTGATGGACAAACTCCTAACCCTACTTTAAAATTATATAGAGGACAGACATACAAGTTTGAGATTAATACTCCTGGTATGCCTATGTCAATTAAAACTGCTAGAACATTAGATCCAGATTACAATTATAGTGTAGGTATTAGTGATAGTACACATAGCACAGATGTAGGAACTATTGAATTTACAGTTGATATACTTGCACCTGATACATTATATTATGTAAATGGTAATGATATTAATGCAAGTGGATTAATACAAGTTTATGATATTTTAGATAATACAGCTATTGATGTAGAAGCAGAAATAGTTGGTAAGAAAACATACTCAATGACAAACGGTTACGAAATGTCAAACGGTATGAAAGTTAATTTTAAAGGTACAGTAACACCAGACAAGTATGCAGAAGGTAACTGGTATGTTGAAGGTGTTGGTGAAGAAATTAAATTAATTGCAGAAAAAGATATTGAAGTTCCAGGAACAGTAAGCACTAGTGAAGCAATACTATTTGATAGTAAAAAGTTTGATAGAGCTCCGTTCTCTCATGCTAACGCCTGGGCAACGGACAAAGATTACCTTGTACAGAACAGAGCATCAACTAGTAAAAGTGCTTGGGCAAGATATAACAAATGGTTCCATAAGTCAGTACTAGAAACAACAGCATTAATTAATGACGAACCTAGTGATGTTAATCAAACAGGTAGAGCAACAAGACCAATTATTGAATTTGGTGCAAAGCTAAAGTTATGGAATTACGGAACTTATGCTAAAGGTGATGTTCACTTATTAGACACATATACTAAAGATGTATTTTCAACTATTGAAGGTTCGTTAGGATATAACATTGATGGCGTAGATGTTGCAGACGGAATGAGAATTCTATTTACTGCTGACCCTGACACAAGAGTTGCAGGTAAAATTTTTAAAGTTAAATTTATTACACATAATAACGTAAGACAAATTAGTTTAGTAGATGAAGCAGATACAGATCCATTAGAAAACGAAACAGTATTAATTACAGACGGTACAGACTACAAAGGTAAAGTATGGTACTATACTGGAACTAAATGGAAAGCTGGACAAGATAAGACAGCAGTTAACCAAGCACCAACGTTTGATTTGTATGACCAAAGTGGAAATGACTTTAATGATGCAACAACTTATCCAGGTTCAACTTTTGCAGGAACTAAATTATTCTCTTACAAAAAAGGATCAGGTGCTAATGATACTACATTAGGATTTCCTTTAACATATAGAGCATTAGAAAATACAGGCGATATTGTATTTGATTTTAATTTGTTGCAAGATACATTTACGTATCAAACTACTTACGCAAATACAACAGCAAAAACAGAAGTAGGTCTTTTAAGAGAGTACACAGATAGAACTACATTTACATATACATCTGGTTGGACTAAAGGCTATGAAGATAGTAAGCAGTTAGTTAATAGACAATATATTGTTGATACAAAGTACAATGACTTTCCAATTGATGTTTATAATAATAGTGGTGATCTTAATGACTTATGGGTAAGAGTTTATGTAAACAATATAAGAAAGAAAAATCTTACAGACTATACAATTAATAGAATTAATAAAATTGCATACGTTACTTTTACTAATGATTTAACAAAAGACGATATACTTGTAATTAAAACTAAAAGTGCTACAAAGAAAAATGCAAATGGTGTTTATGAATTAGCATCAAACTTAGAACGTAACCCACTTAATAATAACATTGGGTCTTTTACGTTAGGTGAAGTTAATGATCACGTTTTAAGTATTTGTGAATTACGTGATGACTTTGTAGGTGACTTTCCAGGAACAGGTAATTTAAGAGATTTAGGAACACTAGCATCTTATGGTACAAAATTTGTACAGCATAGTGGACCTTTTAATTTAGCAAACTATCACATAACAAATAAAGATGCTAACATTATCAAAGCATTACAATATGCTAAAAAAGAATATGGTAAATTTAGAAAACTATTTTTACAAACAGCAGATACTTTAGGATTCGACGGACAAAATAAAATTCACTTTGATAAAGTGATGGAAAAACTTAACAAGTATAATTCCAGTGAAATGTCATTTTACTTTAGTGACATGATTGGATATTTAAGTCCTAAAAAATCAACACACGTTGTACAAAACGCAAGTACACAATATTATGCATTAAACAAAGCATTTGACCTTACAACTTGTACTAATAGAGCTGTAAACATTTATATAAACGGAGTACAACTTATTCATGGAACAGATTATAAGTTTGAAAGTAATTATAGTGGCTTTGTAACAATTACAAAAACTAAAGTTGTTGGTGATACTATTGACATATACGAATACGAAAATACTGACGGTTCATATATTCCAGCTACGCCAACTAAATTAGGTTTATATCCTAAATTTAAACCTGAGATATTTACAGATACAACTTATCAATCTCCTGTAAAAGTTATACAAGGACACGATGGAAATATATTTGTTGCATACAATGACTTTAGAGATGACTTATTATTAGAGTTAGAAAAAAGAATTTACAATAATATTAAAGTAGACTATGACGCTACAATGATCAATATACACGAATTCATTGGCGGAGAAAATAGAGATACAGGATTTACTAAATGGGCAAGAGATAAAGCATTACTACCTGAGTTTATTGAATGGAATAATGCATTAGGAAGTCCAGACTATTCAGATTATAGTTTCTGGGAAAGAACTAACAGCTTTACATTTAATTACAGCAACACTAATTCACCAACAGGTAAAAAGAATGCTGGATATTGGAGAGCTGTATATAAAGAAGCATATGATACAGACCGTCCTCATTCACATCCTTGGGAAATATTAGGATATAGTGAACAACCAACTTGGTGGGAAACTGTTTATGGTGCGGCACCTTATACAAGTGAAAACAAAATTCTATGGCAAGACATAGAAAAGGGTGCATATAGAATACCTAATGAGCCTGTAACTTATAATAGTAAGTATGCAAGAGCAAATATTACAAAGCATATTCCAGTTAACGATGCTGGAGATTTAATAAGTCCATTAGATTCTAACTATGCAAAAAATTATATTAGTAATAGAACACAAAATCCATTTGTGTTTGGTGATGAATCACCTACTGAAACAGCTTGGCGTAGAAGTTCAGAATATCCTTTTGCATTAATGATAGCTTGGTTATTAAACCAACCAACTAAAATTATGGGACTAGGATTTGATAGAGCAAGAATTAAACGTAATCCTGCAAAAGAAGTTATCTATAGTGCAACTAATAAAAGATTAAGACTTGAAGATTTAGTATTTCCTAATACAACAGAAGATACATCAAGAGTAATGACTTCAGGGTTTGTTAACTATGTTGCTGAATACATGAATAGCAAGACTATTAAGTATTACACGCAATATAAAACTGATTTAAAAAATGTTACTAACCAATTAGGATTAAAAATTGGTGGATACACAGATAAGAATAAATTTAAATTATTACTTGATTCAAGAACTCCTCTTAATGAAGGTAATGTATTTGTTCCAGATGAAAACTATCAAGTATTCCTTAACCAGAGTAGTGTAATTGACCTTGTTCCATATAGTGGTGTAATTATAGAAAAAGTTCCATCAGGATTTATTGTTAGAGGTTACAATTATAATAATCCATACTTTAAATATTTTACTCCAGTTTCATTAGCAGATGATCCAACAGTAGTAGTTGGAGGAACTTCTGAAGATTATGTAACTTGGAAAGGTGGAGAAACTTATAGCCCAGGACTAATTGCAGAGTTTGGTGGTCAATACTATATGACTGAAACTTTACATACAGCCGAGGACACATTTGATCAAACTAAATTTGTAAAATTAGCAGAACTTCCTGTAACAGGTGGAAGAACAGCAGTTTTCCATAGACAATGGAATGAAGGAATTAATGACGAACCGGTTGAGTTAGCTTACGGTACAATGTTTAGAACTATTCAAGAAGTAGTTGACTTTATATTAGGTTACGAAAGATATTTAAAATCCGTAGGATTTAGATTTGAGCAATACAATACAGAAATTAATCAAGTTGAAGATTGGTCTTTAAGTGCAAGAGAATTTATGTTCTGGACTACACAGAACTGGGCGGCAAATAGTGTAATAACTTTAAGTGCTGGTGCAAACAGACTTTGCTTTGCTAGAGAGAACCATGTAGCAGATAACATTTTTGATAACTTCTATGGTTACAATATGTTTAAAGCAGATGGTAAAAAATTACTAAAAGCATTTATTAACACATATAGAGATAACGACAACTATATGGAAATTAGTACAAAGAATACAACAGACGGAATTTATGCTGTTAAGATTCCTTTAGTACAAATTGAACACGTTGTATTACTTGATAACACAACTGTATTCAAAGATTACATTTATGATTTAGAGCCAGGATATAGACAAGAAAGAATTAAAGTATTAGGATACAGAACTGATAAATGGACTGGTGGATTTAATATTCCAGGATTTGTTTTTGATGATGCTAAAGTTACTGAATGGGAACCTTGGCAAGATTATGCAATAGGTGATACAGTTAAGTATAAAGAATTTTATTATGTTGCTAAAGTAAAAGTAACAGGTTCAGATGTATTTGATGCTAAATTCTGGGAACGTTTAAATGAAAAACCACAGTCAGGATTAATTGCAAACTTAGACTATAAAGCAAAACAGTTTGGCGACTTCTATGATTTAGATACAGATAACTTTGATGAAAGTCAACAAAGAGTTGCACAGCATTTAATTGGTTATCAAAAACGTCAGTATTTAGAAAACATTATTAATGATGATGTTTCACAGTATAAATTCTATCAAGGATTTATTCAAGATAAAGGTACAAAGAATTCTTTAACAAAACTATTTGATGCATTATCAAATACAACAAGCGATAGTGTAGAGTTTTACGAAGAGTGGGCAATTAGATTAGGTCAATTAGGATCAGCACAATCTTATGATGAAGTTGAATACAAACTTAACGAAGCTAAATTTAGATTAAGTCCACAACCTGTAGAACTTGTATCTAGTATAACAGGTAAAGAAACAGATTTAATTTACAGACAAAGACCATTTGAAACTTATTTAAAACCAGATGGATATAATCATAAACCTTTCCCTACAAAGTATAAAGATACAGATTATATACAAACTGCTGGTTATGTTAATTCAGCAGATGTTAAGACGCAAGTAGCAAAGTATGATGACATATTAGCATTAACTTTAACTGATTATAACATTGGTGATTATATATGGACTGGTACAAGTAAAGCATCTTTAAGTTGGGACGTATTAAAATACACACGTACAGACTTCCAAGTTAAATCTATTAGTTCAGATACTGAAGCTGGTACAACTACATTTAATTTAAAAGCAGGTCAACAAGCAACATTTGTTCCTAATGATATTATAGGTGTTATTGATGCCCCTGATGCCGAGAAGTTTTATAAAGTAAAAGAATGTGTTCTAGGAACTATTGTTTGTTATGCAAATGGTGTAACACCAGACTTAGAAGAAGCACAAGATCAATCAGCTAACTTTGGATTTGTTACTAACTTTATATCATCTAGAGTTGCATCACTAGAAGATGCTAACACAAGATTAATTAATGATCAACTTAAAGTAGGCGAAAACATTTGGATTGATGATGACAGTAACAGTCGTTGGATAGTATTACAAAATAATCCAACACACTCACAACATCAAGTTATTTCAAACGTTGAAACAGGTGATGCAAGTACAAACTTTGGTAAAGTAATTGCTTGTGATGAAAGAAACGTAACACTAATTGTTGGTGCAAGTGAATCAAACAAAGTTTATGTTTATAGTAGATCAAGTGATACAGGACAATATCTTCACGCACAAACAATTGAAGCTCCAACAGGCTTATACACAGGAGATGGTAAGTTTGGAACAGGACTAGCATTATCAAGAGATGATAAGTGGTTAGTTGTAGGTGCTCCACAGGCTAGTAATTTAAAAACTAAATTTGCTGGAAACTTTACAGGTAACGTAAGTTATGCTAAAGATGATATTGTAAACTATCAAGAAAACTTCTGGGAAGCTCTATTTCCTATATCGGCGGCACAAGGTACATTAACATTTGATAGTTTTTATGACACAGCCACAATAGCTGAAGCGTCTTGGAATGGCTCAGCATATCCAGAAGTTGTTTATGCTATAAGAGGAAATTATAACTTTAACGTTCCAACTGATCATATGTTAATTAGAGCACCAGTGGCTCAATTTGAAGGATCAGCAGTTGGTGATACACTTGTATTAAACTGGAAACAGTATTCACAGAATTATCCAAACGGAATATTACCATTTGGTAGTAACGGCCCAGGTGTGGCACAGTTTGATGGAAGTAAAACTATTGCAGGTAAAATTGATGCAATACTTTACTTCGACAACTTATTAAGAACTCCTAATGTTGGAGATATACTTTCAACAGATACAGGATTAGGTACAGTAGATTATATTCATGTTGCAAACGTAAACCAAGCAACTGTTTATGTTAGAGATGCTAACGGTACGTTTAGTGATAGTGGTTCAGCTATGCTTGGAACACTTGCAATGGGAACTTATGTTGCAGTTAATCCTTTAAACAGAGCAAGTGACTTTGGTGGTTGGTGGAAAATTACTGGTTTAACTAGTTTTACTTCATCTACTAAAGAAGTTACAACTCCACAGTTTGTAGTACAGGATATTATTACACAAAACGAAAGTAAAACACCTGAAGTTTATTACAATACAATGGACGATGTTTATGCGTTGAATCAAGTTACTGATCCAACAATGGGTGGTAAGATAGGACATTTAAGTTTCTACAATAAACAAGGAATGCCTGATTTAAGTCCTTACTGGTTCTTTAGAGGTAACAAGGCTTGGACAGATACTTTAACTAATGGCGATAACTTCAAAATGCACGTTAATAAAATTAGAAATAGTTTAGGTACTGTTTATGATCCAGCAACGTTAGGAATAGATACAGCATATACAAATCAAGTAGGTGGACATAATGTATTTGATTTATGGGACGGTTACGTTGATGTAACATTTACAAACTTTGATAATAATGGTGATCCTTATATTCCACAAATAGGAGATGTTATTGTAGACCAACTTTCTAATGCAGAAGCAGAAGTTATTTACTTACAAGAACAATTATTAGATTGTAGATTGTATGTTAAAAATAGAACAGGAACATTTAAGTTTGGTCATACTAATAGTGATACTAGTACTATTGCAATTAAAAATGGAGTAAGTGCAGGTATTGATAGATTATCAGGAAGATTAGATGCTTCAGATATGTCAAGTGCAACAACTGGTAAATTAGTTGTTGTTAGATTTACTGACTCAACTATGTTGCCTGTAACATCACCTACATTTAAAAACGAAATTGAAATTAATATTCATAATAACAGAACAGTAAGTGGTATAGCTAGAACACCTAACTATCCTAATCCACTTAATAAAGACTGGCAACAAGTTTCAGCAATTAAGGCAGATGCAGATGGTTCAGCAAGTGCATACACTAATGAAGGTGCATATTTTGTTTATGAAAAAATGGGTTCAGGATTGTTTAGTTTCCAATTTGGTTACACTAACCCACAAAGAGAATCAAATAGATATTTAGGTACTCAAATAGAACTTCATAAGTCTAGTACACTAGATAGTTTTTATAGATTGTTTGTAAGTGCTCCAGGAAATGCATCTACTTCTAACAGTGGTAGAATACACTTTATTAACCATGGTACTGATGCTGACGGCACAGTTTACGAGTGGGCTAGAAGTAAAAACATAAACTTTAAAGGTGCATTTGATGTTACATTAACTTATTACACAAATGATATTGTATTATACTTAGGTGCATTTTATAAAGCAAAAACTAATTTAACACCAGGTGCTTGGGATATAGCTTACTGGACAGCATTAACTTCTCATATAGATTACATAGGATATATTCCAAATGATTCTAGTTTAGATGTTAATGATGATAGTACGTTTGATAAGTCAGCATTAATACAGTATGCACACCCATTCTGTATTAGTAAGAGTGCAGAAGTAATTGCAACTGTGGCAGACTTTAATAATAGTGATCCTTACGTTATAATTTACAGATTAAACAATGGGCATTATGAATTATCACAAATGATTAGTGCTCCTAAGATAGGCGTTGGATACGGTTCTTCAGTTAGCTTAAATGATGACGGAGATATGTTAGCCGTTGGGGCTCCTTTAGCAGATGATAGATCAAACGACAATGGTAAAGTTTACATTTATACAAGTACTGCTGGAACATTTACAGTTACGCAAACTCTTTATAGTCCAGAAAATGATGTTGCAGAAAGATTTGGAGCATCACTAGACTTTGAAGGTAATGACTTAATTGTAAGTTCTAAAGGTGGTGACCTTGTAACTAGTACAACTTATGATAACCTTACAACTACATTTGACAATAACTTAACACAGTTTGAAAGTGTTAATGCAGATAGTGGTCAAGTGTTTATGTATCAGAAAGTTAAAAACAAATTATTATATGCAGAGAAGTTTAATTACAAAAATGCTTCAACTGAAAGATTCGGCGAGTACTTACTGTTTAACGAAAACCACGTGTATGTACCAATGCCAGAACTTTCTGTTACAGATAACAACTACATTGGAACACTATTAGATTATAAGAGAACTAGAGATACTAGTCCTTGGAAAGAATTACGTACTCCAATAGAACAAGTTGATTTAGATAAATTTAGAGGTGTGTTCATTTACAATATAACTTCTAATCCTGTTGCACAAACAATAGACTACATTGATCCTATACAAGGAAAAATTGCAGGTGCGGCTGAAGAAGAATTAACTTATAAAACACATTACGATCCTGCTGTTTACACAAATGGAACAGCTTCTCCATCAACAGTAATTGATCCAGAAAACTATTGGGACGTTACTAATGTTGGTAGACTATGGTGGGATTTAAGTACAGCTAAATTTGTAAATCCTTATCAAGGAAACATAATTTACAATACAGCAAACTGGAACAAATTATTTACAGGTGCGTCAATAGATATTTACGAATGGGTTGAAACAAAACTTACACCTACTCAATGGAACGCAATAGCAGATACAGAAGAAGGACTTGTTGACGGTATTAGTGGTACAGCTAAAGATGTAAACACTTATGTACAAATACAGAAATACGATACTGTATCGAAAGGCTTCTTTAACAAGTTTTACTATTGGGTTAAAAATACTAAAATTATTCCAAACGTAGAATGGAGAAATGCTTCTGCGTATGACGTTTCACAATTAATTAGTGATCCTGCGGCACAAGGACAAAGATTTGTTGCTATGTATTCAAATGATAGATTTGGATTATATAACTGTCAATCACTTGTAAGTGGATCAGAAAATGCAATTAACTTCCGTTATTGGAAAATAGATAATAAAGATATTAATATTCATAATCAATATCAGATTATGTCTGAAGGATTAGGTACAAGTAAACCTAACGCAGAACTAGAACGTAAATGGTACGATAGTTTAATAGGTGTCGATACAAATGACAGACAAGTTCCAGATCCTATATTAAGTGATAAACAAAGATACGGTATTTTAGATAGACCAAGACAAGGTATGTTTAAAAATCGTGTAGAGGCTCTAAAACAAGTTGTTGAAAGAGCTAACGATGTATTAAAGAAAAACTTAATTGTTGATGAATACAATTTATCAAACTTCTTAAGTAAAGATGCAACTCCAACGTTGCTAGGTAAAAAGTTTGATAAGTCAGTAACAACTAATGCAGAATTAAACTTTGTTGGTGTATCTAATGTTATTCCAGCAGTACTAACTCCTGTATTTGTTAACGGAAAACTTACAAGAGTTGATGTTACTAATGGCGGTAAAGGTTATGTAACTGTTCCAACTTACGAATTTAAAAATTACGGAGCAGGTAGCGGAGCAGAACTTATATTAACAATGAGTTCAGCAGGTACTATTACTAATGCAACTGTTAAAAATTCAGGTTCAGGATATGCAAGTACAACTGGTTTAGAAGTAAGAAGATATAGTGTATTAGTTACTGTAGATGAAACAGTTAATAGTAAATGGGCAATATATGCCTACAATAGTTCAACTAAACTTTGGGAAAGAACTTCAAGTTCAAGTTACGATACAACTACTTGGTGGAATTATACTGATTGGTATGACACAGGTTATAGTGAATTTACAGAAACAGATTACTTAATTGATTACTCTTATCAGTTAGAAGGATTAAATGATGACGTAGGAGATATAGTTAAAATATCTACTATTGGATCAGGTGGTTGGTTATTACTAGAAAAAATTAGTAATGACGGTACAGACTATACTACAAAATATAAAACAGTAGGTAGAGAGAACGGAACTATAAACTTAAAAACATCATTGTACAATCCAGCAAATAGTAATATTGGATATGATGGATTAAGTTATGATACTTCATTCTATGACGATCAACCTACTATTGAATTAAGAAATATATTAACAGGTTTAAGAGATCATATTTTCATTAACGATCTTGCTGTTGAATATAATAACTTATTCTTCTCAAGTATGCGTTATGCGTTTGCAGAACAACCAAACGTTGATTGGGCATTTAAAACTAGTTTCTTAAAAGCTAGACACAATGCAGGTGATTTAACACAAAAAATTACTTTCCAAAACGATAGCTTACCTAGTTATGAAAAATTTGTTGAAGAAGCTAAACCTTATAAAGCAAAACTTAGAGAGTATATAAGTTCTTACACAAAAACAGATCCAACTAATACTGGTGTAACAGACTTTGATATGCCACCAGCTTATAGTGTTGATGCTGGTAAAATTGTTCCTGCAAGTTTAAAAGTTAAAGACGATTTAATTTACGGACAAGATGCAACTATTACAACTTATCCTAACAAGTACTGGGCTAACAATGTTGGCTTTGAAGTTACTAAAGCTAATATTAAAACTGGTGGAACAGGATATTTAGAAGTACCACAAGTTAAATTTAGTGGCGGTGGCGGAACTGGTGCTAAAGCAACAGCTACACTTGGTAGTGGTGGATCTATAAAATACATAACAATTACTAATCCAGGTAGCGGATACTTATCTGCTCCAACTATAACTATTGAAGGTACACAGTCAACAGGTTCTACTGCGGCTAGAATAACAGCACAAATAGGTAATAGTAAAGTAAGAAGCATACATCATATTTCCAAGTTTGATAGAACAACAGGTACGTTCTTAATTACTACATTAACACAAACAGAAAACTTTACTGGTACAGGTAGTCAAACAACATTTGATCTTAAGTATCCAATGGATTTAAGAACTACACAAATTGAAATTACAGTAAACGGTATTGAATCACTACAAAGTGAATATACAACTGATAATAAAGATTACACAGATAAGTCATACACAAGACAAAGAGGACTTATAACATTTAACGAACCTCCAATAACAGGTGCAACGATTGTTGTTAAGTATTCTAAATCTATTACTATGCTACAAGCACAAGATAGAATTAATTTATTCTATAGTCCAACAACAGGTATGTTAGGAAATGATGTTTCACAAGTAATGGACGGTGTTGACTATGGTGGAATTGAAGTTAAGAGTTTCACGTTTGGTTCAGGTACAGGTTGGTCAAGTGAACCTTACTACACTACTACTTGGGACACATACGATAATACTTACGAAGATGAAGTCTTTACTTTAGACGGAAGTACAAATGTATTCACGTTAGCTAAACCATTAGAAGCAGGAATAGTTTATAATGTTTACAAAAACGGTGTAAGAGTAGATGATCCAGACTATGATGGAAGTACAGTATTAACAAATACAAATGCAGTAATGGAAAGTATTACTGGAGCAGGACAAAGTACAATTACACTAGACGAAACTAAAATTCCGACAGTAGCAAATGATGTTATAGTAATTAGAAAAGCATCAAGCGATGGTTCATTTATTCCAGATCCAGATGGATACGATACATTATTACAAGGTGGTGATATGGCATACTCAACTGCAAGAGGAATTAATGCAGAAGAGATTGTTGTTGACGGTGACAGTTTTGTTACACCACTAACTTCAAAAGGACCTGAAGAACTTGTTCCAGGACAAGTATTAGATACACTTGATATTAAAGTTTATGAAAGAACTGGAGATGGTTCTAGTGTATTGCATAGTTACAATTATTTAGGTGACGGAAGTAATAAAGACTTTGATGTTAATTATGTACCAATGAGTCAAAAAGATGTATGGGTAAAAGTACATGGCACAGTTTTATCTGATACACAATTTACTGTAGACTATCAAAACAAAAAAATTAAATTAACAACTGCTCCTGGAGATCAGCAACAAGTACATATTATTACAATGAGTAATAATGGTGAGCATATATTAGATGTTGATCAATTTATAGGTGACGGTTCAACTTCATTATATGTTACATCAATCAAATACAAATCTACTTTAAGTTTCTTCTTAACAGTTGATGGAAAAACTGTAAACGTTGATATGGCAGAAACAGATGCAACTTATAATGTAGGAAAAGGTTTATGTGTATTTAAAATAGGTACTGCTCCTGATAACAATGCTGTAATACAATATGCAATATTTGATAGTGCCGCTAAATCATTCTCACAAATTGCAACAGATACATTTACAGGTGACGGTACTACTGATAACTTTACACTTGCACAAACTCCATTAAATCAAAAACCATTAGAGCATAATGTAATTGTTAAAGTTGGAAACAAAATTTTAAATGCAGGATACAATCAATCGTTTAATGTTAAAACAGCAACTAGAAATTACAAGTTAAGAGATTATCAAATTACTCAAGCTGGTGTTGGTGGTAACGAAGTAAGAGCATTCCTAAATGGAACAGAAGTGTTTATTTCTAAGTCTTGGAACTGGGATACCTTTAATGCAGAGATACAACTATTTTCAGATGTAGGTGTTGACGGTGATGTGTTAGATGTTTATGTAATTAACAATGGCGAATATGCATTTGGTTACTTAGGTGGTAATGGCTTATGGGTAGAAACTCCAGATAAAGTTTACTTAACTACTCCTCCAGCACTTAATGAAAGTGTAACAGTTTATCAATTAACTAATCATGATGTTAGAAAAATTGAAAGAGAAAACTTAGACATAGTTACAAGAAACCCAATTACAGTTGGTACAGATAATTATACTGAATACCACCAGCTTACAAAAGGAATTATTAAATTACGTAAAGCGGCCATAGATGCTGAATACGTTTGGATTACTAAAAACGGAGCATTATTAACTCCAAGTATTGATTACTACTTACAAGACGATAAACAGTCAATTAGAATGGTAGTAGATGTTGCAACAAATGATAGCCTAGAGCTAATACATTTCTCAAATAGCACAATTACTGGTAAGTTTGGTTATAGACAGTTTAAAGATATGTTGAATAGAACACACTTTAAACGTTTAGGTGATAATGTAGAATACACACTTGCAGAAAACTTAAACTGGTACGATACTAAAATCTTTATAACAAACGTAGATACTTTGCCTGAGCCAAATAGAGCTAAAGGAATTCCAGGTATACTCTTTATAGGAGGAGAACGTATTGAATATTTCTTAAAAGAAGATGGTGCAATTAGACAGTTGCGTAGAGGTACACTAGGAACAGGTATCAAAACAATACATAAAGCAGGAGTGCAAGTATTAGATCAGAGTGTATATCAAACTGTACCTTATAAAGACGAAACTAGAACACAGACGTTTACAGCAGATGGCTCAACTAAAGCTGTTACTGTAGACTTTACACCGAATAACGTAAATGAATTTGAAATTTTTGTAGGTGGACGTAGATTACGCAAAAATGCGATAAGTTCCTTCAATCCAAGCACTGATTTGGACAGTCCAGAGGGAGATTCTACATTACCAGCAGAATTTAGTGTTGATGGAGTAAATCCAGTAGTAACACTAACAGATACACCGGCGATTAACACCAAGATAACAGTGGTTAGACGCATAGGTAAGAAGTGGACTGACCCAGGAACTCCATTGAGATTACAAGAAAATGACATTGGACGGTTCTTAAGGAACAAAGAGGTGGCGCTACCTAAATAAATACACTTGTAGGATATTAATATGATAGACAATTTTAAAGATAATTCAGGAGTTCTTTTGCAAGGACACATAAAGATACATAACCCGGAAACCGGAGAAATTCTGGTTGATAAACGTAATGCTATACACTACGAAAACATGAGTATTTCGTTAGCAGAAAGTTTAGCAAACCAAGGGCAAGGAATGGTATATTCCATGAACTTTGGTAATGGTGGAACATCAGTCGATCCAACTGGTATCATAACATACCTTTCACCCAACTCAACAGGCACAAATGCTAGTTTGTACAACCAAACTTACACTAAAGTAATAGATGACAATTCGATCAATAACACAGATCCTACAAGAAATAAGATTGAAACACGTCACGTTAGCGGTACAAACTATACAGACATTGTTGCTACTTGCTTATTAGATTATGGTGAGCCAAGTGGACAAGATGCTTTAGATAATGCAACAGGTTCAAACAGCTTGTATGTATTTGATGAGTTAGGTTTAGTAAGTTATGCAACAAGTGGTACAGGTAGATTACTAACACACGTTATATTCCACCCGGTACAGAAAAGTTTAAACAGACTAATTCAGATAGACTATACTGTAAGAGTACAGAGTTTAACTGGTTTTAACGAGGCGTAATAAATGGCTTATACAGTAAACCATACAGACCTAGCTAACAAAGGTAGCATAACGGTTGAGGATAATACACTTAACCAAACAACGTCTTTGTCACTACCAGGTAGAAATACAACTGCCTATGGAACAGCCATTGCTGAAAACTTTTTACACTTATTAGAGAATTTTACAAATAGTACAGCACCAGGTAACCCAGTTGAAGGACAACTGTGGTATGATAATACACCAGGTGTTGATCAATTAAAACTTTACGATGGTACTACATGGATTAGTGCATCAGGATTAAAGAAAGCAACAACACAACCAGGTGCGGCACAATCAGTAACAGGTGACCTTTGGGTTGATACTGATAACCAACAATTATTTTTATACACAGGTTCAGGTTGGGTGCTAGTTGGTCCGTCATTCAGTGATGGATTATCAACAGGTGTTAAAGCAGATACAATAGTAGGAACTAACAATGTTAGTTACACTTGTTTAGTTGTTGAAGTTAGTGCAAAGACATTAGCAATTTATTCAACGGCGGCGTTTACACCTAAGACAACAATTACAGGTTTCACAACTATTAATCCAGGATTTAATTTAAGTTCAGCAGATATTACAGGTGCTGGTGCAGGAAAATATTACGGTACGGCAGAAAAGGCAGAAGCATTAGTTGTTGGAGGAACTTCAGTAGCGGCTTCTAACTTTATGCGTAACGATGCAAACTCACAAAGTTTGTATCCTATAACTGTAAAAAATAACGGTGGTATAACTGTTGGTGCATCAAGTACGTTAACTATGGGCATTGAAGGACAAGCAGGTATTATAGGACATAATACTTCAGGTTCAAACATTGACATTAGAGTTAACAACAACGGTACAACAACTACTGTAATGAGATTTGATTCAACTTCTAAAGTTGGTATTAATAATTTAAGTCCGGACCAAGCATTAGACGTTTCAGGTAATATTCAAACTGATAGTGCTTTATTAGTTGACGGTACAACAGATGCTTCAACAATAGCAACAGGTAGTATTATTACTAAAGGTGGTGTTGGTATTGCTAAAAAATTATTTGTTGGCGGTGATTCAAATATAGCAGGACTATTAACAACACAAAACATTGTTCCTAATTCAAATACAGCACGTAATTTAGGTACAGCTAACGAACAATGGTTAAATGTTTATTCACAAAACTTTATAGGTAACGTAACAGGTAACGTTACAGGAACAGTTTCAGGACGTTCTGGATCAACAGACAAACTTGCAAGTTCAACAACATTCCAAATGAATGGTGATGTAACTGCACCGTCATTTACATTTGACGGACAAGATGCAAGTACTAAAACATTTACAACATCTATTTCAAATAGCTTTGTTGCAAATAAAACAGAATTATCAAGCTCATTAACTTCAGATGAAATATTAGTTAATAGAGTTACTGGTGACACAGGCGTTTATAAAATTTCAAGAACTAACTTGTTTAAATCAATTCCTACATTACCAATTGGAATGATAACTCCATATGGTGGAGATACTGCTCCAACTGATTGGGTATTATGTTATGGACAAGAAGTTACTATTGCAGAATATCAAAACTTGTTTAATGTAATAGGTTACAACTTTAAAGATCAATCACTTGTAGCGGCAGGTAAATTTGCATTACCTGATTTAAGAGGTAGATTTGCATTAGGTAAAGATAACATGGGCGGTGGTTCAGCTAACGTTGTTACATCAGCGGCGGCAGACACAATAGGTTCAGTTGAAGGACAACAGAACAGAAGTCTTGCAGTTACTAACTTACCAGAACACGAACACGATTTAAGAGGACCAAGCGGAGATCAATATTACACAATAAGAGATATTAGTGGCGTTCCAAACGATCCACAAGGTATACAATATGACGCTCCAACAGGAACTGGCCAAGGTCAGGCGTATGCTACATCAGGTGGAGTACTAACAAACAACGCATTAGGTACAGCAGTAGACATAATGAATCCGTACATGACTGTTAACTATATTATGTACGCAGGGGAGAACACAGCGATATGAGTTATAAGCTAAACAAAACTGACGGCACATTACTCGTAGATTTAGTTGATGGTTCATTAGATACTACTACAACAAGTATTGGTCTTATTGGAAAGAACTATTCAGGGTTTGGTGAAACGTTAAACGAAAACCAAATCAAGATGTTAGAAAATTTTGCTAACACTTCAGCACCTAGTGTTCCTTTAATAGGACAACTATGGTATGATAAGTCACAGGGAAGAATTAAAGTTTATGATGGAACATCATTTAGAGAAAGTGGTGGACCTATTGTTGCAACAGCTCAACCAAGTAGTTTAGTTGCAGGTGACCTTTGGTTAAACAGTTTAACTAACCAACTTTACTTTTATGATGGAACTGATTTAGAATTAGCAGGTCCAGTTTATACTGCACAGCAAGGTAAAACAGGATTTGAAACATTTACAGCATTAGATACACAAAACAATAGCAAGGTGCTTATTAAAATGTACATAGGTGGTACATTAATGGGTGTTTGGGCTAACGAAGAATTTACTCCAGCAGTAGGTTATACTATATCAGGAATTACTGGAAATATTAAAAAAGGATTTACACCTATTGATTCAACATCAACAGGTACAGTTTACAGAGGTGTATCAAATGCGGCACTTAACTTAATTAACGCACAAGGCGTTGAGAAAAGTGCGGCACAGTTTTTACCAGCTGATGCATCAGGAACTACAACAGGTGCATTAACAATTAGTAATAGTGGAGGACTTACAGTAGGTCCTGCACAAAATAATATTCAAAAGATTGTAGGAACTTCATATGTAAGTGAAAACCAACTATCCAATCATGACTGGAAAGTTAGAGTTAGAAAAACTACAGGTTACGTTGATGCTATTGTAATTGATACAGATGTATCATATATGGGAATATTTAAAACTACTCCAACAGCAACTTTACACGTTGGCGGTGATGCAACTATTGATGGTAACTTAAAAGTATTAGGTTCAACATTTAACGTAGATGTTGGTAACTTAAGAGTTGAAGATAAAAACATTGAACTTGCTATACAATCAGATAGTTCAACAGGTGATAACGCCGCAGTAGACGGTGGTGGTATTATTTTAAAATCTTCAGATTTAGATAAAGAATTTATATGGCGTAATGCAGAGCAGGCTTGGACATCAAGTGAAAACATTGATTTAGGAGCAACTAGAGGTTACAAAGTTAACGGTAACACAGTTTTAACTGAAACTGCACTAGGTTCTAGTGTAACTCAAGCATTAGGACTTACTCAAGTTGGAACATTATCTACATTATCAGTTGATAACGTTACAATTAATAATTATGCTATAACAACATCAGGTAGCGGATTACAAATAACAAGTGATGGTGCAATATCTATTACTAATAACCAGAAAATATCTGGTATGGCTAATCCAACTGCTGACCAAGATGCGGCAACAAAATTTTACGTAGACGACTCACTGGATAATGAGCCAGTAATTGTACCATTAGATATTACAGGATTAAGTAATGCCAATATTGCTACAATTATTGAGGACATTTATCCGGCGGCAACTAAAAAGACGGGTTCATATGCTTATGTACCAACAAGCACATTAACAGGTGCTACTGTAAGTGGTATTGATATAAACACGGTTGCTAGTAAGTCTTTTATCGCTGTAGATGCCAATGGTGTACAAAACGAGAGCGTTTTACAGGATATTGCGTTTAGTAACGCCTCTGGTACTGTAAGTTCATCAGTTGCTAGAGGATTAAAGCGGTTCAAAGTACAAGCAAGTGCCTGGGTGTTTGACACTGATTTAGGTAGTAGCGGCGGGCTATGGTAAAAGATAAATACTAACATAGGGGTTAATAACAATGGCATATACTATAGATAGATACAGCGGAGTAACTTTAACAACAGTTGAAGATGGTACCGTAGATCAAACTACCGATATCAAGCTAGTAGGTAAAAACTACGCAGGATACGGTGAGATACAGAATGAGAATTTTTTACATCTGCTAGAGAATTTTAGCGGAACTTCACAACCACCTAAAGCAATTTCAGGGCAAATTTGGTTTGATGCAACAGCATCTAAACTTAAATTTTATGATGGTTCTAAGTTTAGAACTACAGGTGGAGCAGAAGTAAGTGCAACACAACCGGCTGGTTTAGCTACTGGTGATTTATGGTGGGATAGCACAAACGAACAATTATACGCATACAACGGAACTGGTTACGTATTAGTTGGACCACAAGGTTCAGGTACTACTGTAACACAGATGAAAACTGTAACAATCAGAGATACAACTAATACAAATAGAGTAGTCATTCAAGCCATTGTTAGTGACGAAGTAATTTACATGATTAGTTCAGTTGCATTTACTATTGATTCAACAGATCCTAGTAATGCAGTTACAGGATTTGACGTTGTTAAAAAAGGTTTAACCCTAAGAAATACACAAAACGCAACAGGCGGTGTTACAAGTTCAACAGATTACTATTGGGGAACTGCTAGTAACTCATTAAAACTTGGTGGATATAGTGCTTCAGACTTTGCATTAGCAGGTTCAGGATCATTTACTTCACTAGTTAACTTTGCAGATGCTGGTATTTCAATAGGTGACAGTAACGATCTTAAGATTTTTATTGAAAACGATAACGAAGGCGTTATACAAAATGACGTAGGTACAGTTATTAAGTTTAGAGTTGACAATATGGGCGGTGCTCCATATGATCCTTTACACATATATTCAACTGATATGAGACCATCAGCTGATAATACGTTTAACATAGGAACTTCAACAGCTAAATTTAACACAATGTACGCAACTACATTTAGCGGAACGGCTTCTACAGCTTCTACTTTACAAGTAGGTGCAAACAATCGTTCAGGATCTACTTCAGCTACTAATAATACAGTAGCAGTTAGAGATGGATCAGGAAATTTAGTAGCAAACATATTTACAGGAACAGCTTCACAGGCTCAATATGCTGACTTGGCAGAGAAATATACAACTCATACAGGTGATTTAGCAGTTGGAACTATTGTTGCAGTTGCAGATGGTTTAGAAGATGCTGATATAAGTGAAGAACTTAAACCATGTGAGATGACAGATATTCCAGTAGGAGTTATATCAGAGAAACCAGCTTACTTGATGAATGCAGATGCAGACGGTCAAGCAGTTGCTTTAAAAGGTAGAGTTCCAGTAAGATGTACAGGACCTATTTTCAAAGGTAAGCCAATCTATGCAAACGTTGATGGTGTAGGAACACAAATACACGATGACGGACAAGTAATGGGTATTGCCTTAGAAACTAAAGAAGACGAAGAAGAAAAATTAGTTGAAGTATTATTAAAGGTTTAAACTAATGGCAATTGGTGATATTATTACAGCGGCAAGGTACAACAACTTGCAATCAAGAGTAGAAACAATCCTAGGTACAGGTTCAGGTGATGACGGATACGGTCAAGCATTGAATTCTAGTCAAGTAGGTGCGTCAACTACGATCACTGCTAGTCATATGTCAACACTTTATACTGATATAGCAAATGGTAGAGTACACCAAACTGGTACTGCTCCTACAGAAATAGCTATAATTGGTGCAGGTTCAACAATTTTAGATAGTGATACTGTTAATAAAAAAGGTGTTGCTCAATTCGAAAACTTAACAACTACTTTAGAGAACGAAAAATTTCAAATACACGGTACTCAAGGTACAGCAGAAGCGGCCAAAACAGCTAGTTATACTACAAGCTGGAACGGAACATTAACTCATATATTAGATGTTACGTTTAGTACAGCAGATCATAGAAGACAATTTTTTAATGCAGGTGGAGAAATACGTTTTGCAAGTAATATTACATACGTAGGTGCCGCGGCAAAGACTATTGATTGGATGACTATGCTTGTTAATATGGGTACAGTTAAAATGGGTTACACTTCAACAAGTGCAACAGGGTCAGGTTCAGGATCAACTTTAGGATTTCATGATCTTACAACTACTTTACAAACACTTTTCACTAAAAATGGTACAGGTTTGTATGCGGCCAACAACTGGACACTAAAAGCTAAACTAGTTGGAACTACTCAAATCCAATTCCAAGCTGAATGGAATGACGCAAATACTGGAAATCCAAACTACGATGAAGATGTACTAGGTACTGTAAACAGTACAGTTACTCAATTACGTGCTACTGGAACATACGTTGTAGTACCTACCCCAACACATACAACAAACGGCAGTTCAAACTTAACCTAACAGTTGATTTTTTTGTCTAAATAGTGTATAATATGCTTATAGCATAGGAGACTATTATGGACGAACGTTTAAAAAAAGCCTTAGATTTTTCTAATTACATGGTTACTCTTAATAACCAAAAAAGAGTGCTTAAAGAAAAGTTCTATGAAGCTAGAATCCATTATTTTAATGGAGGTCAGTTTTCTGTAACACAAGAACTTTTAACTTTCGTTGGTATGCTGTGCGAAAAAGACGATACTAATAATATTGTTATTATCGATGATAACGATACTCCCATTCGAATTAAAGATTTAAATGAATTTCTCGATGATATTATGAATATATATTTTGTATCAGCAAACGAATACCAAACGGAGTATGAAAAACTTAGATCTAAACGTAAGGTCTCCGGGTTGGTAGAACATGACGAAGAGTAAAGGTGCATTAATTTTTGCAAGGAATAACGCACAAATTGATTATATTAAACAAGCTCACTATTCAGCAAAAAGAATCAAAAAATATTTAGACATTCCTACAACTATCGTTACTGATAGCATAGAATATCTTAAAAACGAATACAAAGATTACAAAGAAGTATTTGATCAAGTAATAGAAGTTCCTTTTACAACAAACTCAACTACTAAAAGATACTTTGATGGATCTGGTGTAGCAAAACATTTACAATTTAAAAACGATATGCGTACAAACGCATATGAGTTAAGTCCATATGATGAAACAATACTGTTAGATAGTGATTACATTATAGCAAACAGTTTATTCAAACATTGTTTTACTCAAGATCATGATTTTTTAATATTTAAAGATGCAAAAGACTTAACTGGTCATCGTAATACAGATGAGTTTCAAAAAATAAGTGATACAAGTGTAGACTTTTATTGGGCTACTGTTATATTTTTTAGAAAGTCACCGGAAAACAAAATATTTTTTGATTTAACAAAACACATTCAGGAAAACTGGGATCACTATAATAGTATATTCCAAGTCAATAGAGGTCTTTTCCGTAATGACCATGTGTTTAGTGTAGCAATACATATAATGAATGGTTATCAATCAGGAGATTTTGCTCATAAGATGCCAGGCACAAAGTATTATACTGCTGATAGAGATATTTTATGGGATTTAGAAGGTGATAACTTTTTCTTTTTGTTAGAAAAAGAAGCACACCTAGGTGAATACACACCATTGCGTATAAAAGGTAGTAATATACACGTAATGAATAAGTTTAGTTTAAACCGTATTATAGATAGAGGAGTGTTGTAATGGAAATAATCTGGGTTTTATTATTATCAGTTTGCACATCTCAAAAATGTGTAACGCAAGAAGTAAAAGAGTTTTTATCAGAAGATAAATGTATATCTTCACAAGTAGCACACGAACTAATACCAACAGATGGTAAGTGGGATAGTATAATTTATAAATGTCAACCAAAGGATAGTATAGGTGCATAACGTAGACAGTAGAATTAGATCAAGATTTTGTAGAAGATGTGATGCAGTTCGTAGATACCAATGTTCTTGTCCAAACAATATGGCAATGGCATGGCAAAGAGAAAATGTATTTCATAGCGGTAAACGTTACAAAGGCAAAGATGCATTAAAGTATGTATTAGAAAGTAAAAATGACTAGAGGATTTGTATTAATAGCACAGAATAGCGAATACGATTACGTACAACAGGCGTGTGTGTTAGCTATGAGTATTAAAGCTACTAATGATGCCAACATTTGTTTAATAACCAACGATAAAGTGCCATCTAGGTACGAGAAATTGTTTGATATTATTAAACCTATACCTTGGTCAGACGATGCTAAAGACAATAATTGGAAAGTAGATAATCGTTGGAAGTTATATCATGCAAGTCCGTATGATGAAACTATTGTATTAGATACAGATATGCTTGTATTACAAAACTTAGATACTTGGTGGGACTTTTTAAGTAATTATGAAGTGTTTTATACTTCTAATGTATATACATACAGAGGTGAGAAAGTTGTAGATAACTATTATAGAAAAACTTACAAAGCAAATAAATTGCCTAATGTATATGCAGGATTTCATTACTTTAAAAAGTGCGACTTTGCTAAAGAGTTTTATACATTATTAGAAATTGTAATGAATAACTGGGAATTATTTTATGGTAAGTTTGCTAAAGAAAGCTATCAAAAATATTTAAGTGTAGATACAAGTACAGCTATTGTAACAAAGATATTAGATTGTGAAGATAGGATTACAAATAAACGTGTTAAGTTTCCAACGTTTACACATATGAAAACTCATATACAAGGTTGGAAAAATGGAAGTGCTACTTGGCGTAGCAGAGTAGGTTCATACCTTACAGATGATTTAACACTTAAAATAGGTAATCATTTACAGTCAGGAATCTTTCACTATACAGAAAAAGAGTTTTTAACAGACGAGAAAATTAAAAAATATGAAAACTATATTGCAGAGAACTATTAAAGATAGAGAAACAAACTTATACCCTGTTTGGTTAATGCGTCAGGCTGGAAGATATATGCCTGAGTATATGCAAATGAAACAAAACAGTAATGGGTTTTTAGATATGGCTCTTACACCAAGTAAAGCAAAAGAAATAACTATGCAACCTATTAAAGCATTTGATATGGATGCGGCCATAATCTTCTCTGACATACTTATTATTCCGTATGCACTTGGCCAAGAGTTAGATTATACTCCTGCACCAGTACTAGGACCTTTTTACGATAAAATGTTTGAAACAGATATGATAACTTTTATAGAAAGATGTCAACCTGTATATGATGCAATTAAACAAACTAGACAAGAACTAGATAGTAGTAAAAGTTTAATAGGATTTGCTGGAGCACCTTATACACTTTGTAAGTATATGACACAAACTAAAGATCAAAATGTTGTAGATAAACTAGTTCCTTTTATTGTTGAACATTTAGTACAACAAATAAAAGCAGGTTGTGATACAATACAAATTTTTGATAGTTGGGCAGGAGATTTAACAGAAGAAGAATTAGATACTTTATGTTATTTCCCAACAGCACACATAGTAAGCGATATAAGAGAGTTATATCCTGAAGTTAGTATAATTGCTTTTCCAAGGCTAATAGGTAAAAACATAAATGATTTTGCAAATGTTGTAATACCTGATTGTATTAATTTAAGTGATGACATACCTGTAGAAGATGTAACTACTAAACTTGTATTACAAGGCGGTATTCCAATTAACGAATTATTAGTTAATGGCGACATTACGCCAATGCTACAAAAAATGAAAGATAAACCATATGTAGTTAATCTAGCACACGGAGTGAATAAAGAAACTCCTGTAGAAAATGTTAGAAACTTTGTACAAACTGTAAAGGACTTTAGATGAAACTATCTATTACAGTAGTTAATGAACGTTATGCAGTATTTGATCCTATAACAGGAGAACTACTATCTTTACCTAACGTAAAGCCAACAGAAGGAAGTTATATTTCTATTGCTGACGACGAAGTTAAAGGAATAATAGAAGGTAAAGAAAGTATGAACTTCTATTATGTACATTATGTTAAAAGAACTAAAACATATGAACTTAGACAACGTACTAATCATGATATAGACAGTTACTTTGTAGATGACTTAATACACGAACTACCAGCAGAAGCAGAAAACCCAGATATTACAGTAACTAAAAATGTTAAAGATACTTGTTGGAAGTTTACAGTAGGCGGCGATTTAGAAATGAATATATTAGCTCAAAAAATTAGTTTAACAAATTCAGCAATTAGCTTTAGTTGTACAAAGAAAAACGATCCAAATATCTTATATAAGACATTAAAGTTTTCTTTTGATAAACTAATTGATGGAAAATACTTTGTATTACCATTTAGCGAGAAATTTGAGTTTGACAACGAGCCAATTTCAGTGTATACTATTAAGAAGTTTGACAGTTATAAGTATGAGGAAATAATATGAGTGAAAACAAGATCAATATAGCAGAACAGGATATTATATTTTTAAGTTATGATGAACCTAATTGTGAAAAGAACTATGTTGATTTAGTTAACAAAGTGCCATGGGCTAAACGTGTGCATGGTGTACATGGTTCAGATGCGGCACATAAAGCCTGTGCAGAGTTAAGTGATACAAAACACTTTGTTACTGTAGATGGCGATACAATTATTAATCAAAAGTTTTTAGATGTAGTATTAGACTTAGACGAACTAGGCGTAGATGATGATTATCAGTTTAGTTGGTGTGGTAATATTGACATTAACGGATTAAAGTACGGCAATGGTAGTTTAAAAATGTGGACTAAAGACTTTGTTCGTGATATGAAAACACACGAAAACAATGATGGTAAAGATGAAAATGTTATAGAGTTTTGTTACTTTGACAATTACTATCAGTTAAATGAAAACTTTAGTACAAGTATTATAAGTGCAACACCACATCAAGCCTGGAGAGCAGGATTTAGAGAAGGTGTTAAGATGTCATTAAACAGAGGTGCAAAAGTAGAAGACCTTGCAAACAACACTTGGTGGCAAAATTATCATAGACTTCTTGTATGGATGAACGTTGGTGCAGATGTTGAAAACGGATTGTATGCTATAATGGGTGCAAGAGATGGTTGTCAAAAAATACTAGCAACTGATTGGGATCATTCTGTAACAAGAGATTTTAAATGGCTTAATGAATATTGGGAAGAAATTAAAGACTTTGACGTAGAACGTATGATTGCAGAGTACGGAGAAGTATTACAAGGACAAGGACTACCTATTAGTAATAAAGCTCTAGACGAAGAGCAAAGCAAATTCTTTAAAACGGTCTACATTAACTCTGACCGTGTATTAGGTAGATGAGCGAACTTGAAAAAATAAAAGAATTAATGCCGGTAATCGAAGAGCAAACTTCGCCTACCTTTTGTTTAGCCAAATGGCATCATACAACAATATATCTAGCAACAGGTGAAACACATAGTTGTTACCACCCTGCTCCACACCCTATACCATTAGAAGAATTAAAAGACAATCCTAGTGCTTTACATAATACTATAGAAAAGAAAGACCAACGTAAAAAAATGTTATGTGGTGAAAAGCCAGATGGGTGTAGTTACTGTTGGAAAATTGAAGCTATGGGTAAAGACTTTGTAAGTGATAGACATATTAAAACAACTAGCATTTATAATAAAGAAAGACTAGCGGAAATAAAACAAAATGGTGCGGATTTAAACGTAAATCCTGAGTATATAGAAATTAGCTTTAGTAATGAGTGTAACTTTAAATGCGGTTATTGTCACCCTAAAGCATCAAGTAGATATTGGAATGAAATAAAACAACACGGACCATATAGTATGTCTACTAAACATAGACAAGATATTGATTGGTTTAAAGTTTATAAAAAAGAAGAAGAGAATCCATATGTAGATGCATGGTGGGAATGGTGGCCTGAAGTTAGTAAGACATTAAACATTTTGCGTATTACTGGCGGAGAACCTTTAATGCATAAAAGTTTATGGGAACTATTTGATAAACTAGAAGCAGATCCAAAGCCACATATACAAATTGAAGTTAATAGTAATATGGGTGTCAAACATTCATTAGTACAAAAGTTAACTGAAACTGTATTAAGATTAAAAGAAAAGAATTGTATTAAAAGTTTTAAATTATATACAAGTATAGATAATTGGGGTCCTAAAGCAGAGTATATTCGTACAGGTTTAGACTTAGAATTATGGGAAAAGAATTTAGATTACTTTTTAAGTAAAACTCCTTTTTCTGTTATCTTTATGATTACATTTAATATCTTTAGTGTAGTAGGATTTAATCACTTATTAGAAAAGATACTAGAGTGGCGTTACAAGTATAATGGAATAACAGAGCCTCAAGTAAGATGGCAAAAAGTACAGTTTGATACTCCACACTTAAAAGAACCTCATATGTACGATATGAATATATTACCTAAAAAAGAGTTTATGCCTTATATGGAAAGCCATTTACAATTTATGCACGAGTATCAAGATGATAGGGACAGAACAAAATTTAGTAGTTTAGAAGTAGAAAAATTTAGACGTGTAGTTGAGTATATGCGTACAACAGAATTTGAACCTGCTAAAAGAGAACTAGCACGTAGAGATTTTCATCGTTGGTTTTCAGAACACGATAAACGTAGGGACTGTAATTTAGTTGAAGCTTTTCCAGAGTTGGAAACGTTCTTTAATAATTGTGCTTAATCAAGCAACCTTTGATCCATATAACTAGGACCTTTAACTTTAGTTTCATAAAACAACATATCTTGCCAACGTTGTTTCATTTGTGATACATTAAATCCTTTTTTATCTTTACTAGCATCACGCAACAGTTTAATCCAAACTTCTTGTGTTTTTTCTACTTGTCTATCTGTTTCGTTTTTCCAGTTATGTTTAAATACACCTTTAAGATATTTGTAATGTTCTAATGGACTAGGATGTCCGTCAAAGAAGTTTTTACCTATTAGTTTTCTATCAGCACTAAATTTAGTTTGTAAATTTTGGTGCCAAAGTATTTCATAAAAGCTAGGTCTTAAAAAACTTAAAGGTTCATGATAAAACTTTATTGCATCATCTAATCTTTGACTTGTTTCTCTAGGATCAAAGTTTCCTTGGCTATCGTCCCATTGATTAGGTTGTTTTATAATATCACACATTTGTAAGAAGTGCCATTGTGCTTTATGTTTTAACATTTCATAAGCGGCCTTAATAAACGCAAGATCTCTTACATACGCACCTTCTTCACTAAAGTACTTTCTTACAAATTCTTCGTTATATACTTCTTGTGAATATATGTTTCCTGGAGTAACCCAAGGACCTTGTGATTTATTTTGTGGTAAAAATCTATCTTCTCTACATACATTAGTCCATTGTACTACTACAAGATCTTCATGAGTAAAGTCATATAAAGCGTCAGCCTGCATAAGTGTATTAAAGATATAATGATTACCTGCTCCACTTCTACCTAAGTTTACAAACTCAATATCCCCTAGTTCTTGTGCCAAGCAATTAGCCCAAGTTCCCCAAGTATAATTTGTAAAACTGCACCCAAAAGTAAACAATCTTTTAGGTTGTATATTATACAGTTGTTGTTGCATCTGCTATTTCTCTCATTTTCTTTGCTGTTTCTTTAAAAATATCTTTACTATACTTACCTTCAAGTAGTGTACGGAAGTTCTCCATTAGGACTTGTTCATTTTTAAATTTCCATTGTATTTGGTCTTCTACACTTTTCATTTCACGTATAAGTTTAATCTTACTTCTAACTTCTTTCCATAGAGCTTCCCACCTTTTTGCTGGATCATGTATATCATCAAAACTTAAATCAAACCAATCACCATAAGTTTTATAACCATAATCTACTAAACGTTTATTACACCCAGGCTGTCCCCATATTACAAAAGGTTCCATATGGTATATTGCTCTAAAAGTTTTTTCACTATAAAATAAACTAGTGCCTTGCCAATCGTCTATATGCGTTTCTTGTACTATTTGAAACAATGTTTGATCATTTAAATTACTGTGTAATGCCATAGCATGATTAGTTTTAAAGTCATCTGTATCTACTACTAAAGGTACAACTTGACGTTTAAATATATTTAGATCTGCTTTAGTAAATTTGCTATTTCTAAATGGTGGCTGGTTTATTAACCAATCTAAATTAGTTCCATCTAAAGTAGCATGACTTACATACATATCTTTAAATTCGTCGCTATGAAATATATCCATAGCACTATAAGTTCTATGTGGTCTAACCAATCTACTTAAAGCTAATCCTACTTTGTTATGTACTTTATCACGATATAATCTTCTTGTATTTTTTACTGCCTTTTTAAATCTAGTTCTAACAATAGCATCAGTAGTAGCATCAGAAGTTACATTATATTTTCCAGGATCCATCTCTATTTCTTTTTGCCCTTCAACGCCAAATATCATTCTTTCAAAGTTATGATAAGAAATTACATTAAATGGTTCAACATCAAGTATTTTTTCTTCCATATTAAATCTTATAAGGTTTTGTTGATCACGCATATTACTTGAAACAAAAAATACTCTTTTAGGATCAATATTACAATCACGTATCATTTTATATAGAATATGATAATATGGCTCACTATAGATAGTACTAAATCCTTCAGTACTTGCATCAAAGAAGAAAAATGTTTTTGGATCTTTGCGTAGTTGTTTTCTAACTTTTGGCTTTATAAATCTATAGAAATCGGTATCTTTTTTCCACGTAGGATACTGAATTAATACAGACATTACCGTAATATCGTCATTTGGTATGCCCAAAGTGTCAAAAGCCTCTTGTAAATTAACCTGAGTTTGGATAGACAAGGGATCTGTCACATATTGGTTCATTTCTAAAAAGCCATGAAGCTGTTTCATATCAGATTTCCTACCATAAATACTACTATATTTATATACGCATTTAATGGTAGGAGATTAGTGTGAAGATTAGTTTTATCGGATTAGGTAAATTAGGTTTACCTTGTGCAGAAGCAGTAGCACAAAAAGGACATACAGTAAGCGGTTACGACATTGTAAAAGTAACTAGCGATCATATACAAGTAAAAGATACTATCGCAGAAGCAGTAGCAGGTCAAGACATAGTGTTTGTTGCTGTTCCTACACCACACGACCCAGCCTATGATGGCAGAGCTCCTACGGCCCATTTAGAACCTAAAGATTTTTCCTACAAAATTGTAAAAGAGTGTTTAGAAGAAGCAAACAAATTTATGACTAAAGACCAGTTGCTTGTTCTTATTAGTACAGTATTACCTGGAACAACACGTAGAGAATTTGTGCCAATAGTAACTAACACTCGCTTTGTTTATAATCCATATCTTATTGCTATGGGTACAGTTGCTTGGGATATGGTTAACCCAGAGATGGTAATGATTGGAACTGAAGACGGTTCACTAACAGGTGATGCAAAACAACTTAAAGACTTTTATGAAACGTGTATGGAAAATAATCCACGTTATGAAGTAGGTACTTGGGACGAGTGTGAGTGTATTAAAGTTTTCTATAATACATTTATTAGTACAAAGATTGGTCTTGTTAATATGATGCAGGACGTAGCACAAAAGCAAGGTAACATTAATGTTGATGTAGTTACTAAAGCACTTGCAGAATCAACACAAAGAATTATTAGTCGTGCTTATATGAAAGCAGGAATGGGAGATGGAGGTGCTTGTCACCCACGTGACAATATTGCGTTACGATACATGGCAAAAGAACTTGGATTAGGTTACGACATATTTGACGCTGTAATGAATGCAAGAGAAAAACAAGCTGAAAACATGGCTATTGAAATGTTAAAGTATGGAAATAGAATTAGGTTTAGTAGCGACAGTTATAAGCCGGGAGTAAAATATGTTGACGGAAGTTATAGTTTATTAGTTCAACATTATGTAAAACAACATGGTGGTTATATTGTAACAGAGAAACCACACATATACGTATTAGTACACGAAAACGATTGGACCCCTGAAGGCGTTACTGTATTTGATCCATGGAGAACTTATAAAGGACCTAATAAGGTAATTTATTACGGTAACACTAGATGAGCAAAATATTAATAGCAGGTGATAGTAACGCACTAGGAGAATGGGGTACAATAATACCAGGACCTAGTTGTGCAAATCCTGACCACCCAGAAGTGTTTCGTCCTTGGAACAAAGACAAGTATTTAGAAACTCAACACCCTAAACCTTTTCAAGTTGTATGGCCAGGCTTTGGTTATTACTTAGATCAAAAAGGTCACGCAACAGTTAATTATGCGTTTGGTGGTTGTGGTAACTTTCAAGCATTATACAAAGTAGAAGAAGCACTAGGACTAGCACCTTGCTTTACAAGTCCTACATTTTACAATCCTGATTGTATTGTATGGATGATCACTGAACCTTGTAGAGATTTAAACAAATTATCAGATGAAGCAGGACTATATGATTTAGACAAATACTACGAAGCTACAAATAATCTTGTGCAAAACGCAAAAACAATAAAAGAAATAAATGACGGATTATTACAACACGCATTAGATGGTGCTCAAAAAATATATGAAGAAACTAACATACCTTGGATAATCATAGAAGGTTGGACTAAAGTAGAATTAAAGGAACATCATACGTTTGTAAAACATATTCATAAAGACTGGATGGCCAATATTATTAAAAGACCTGTACCAATGTTTAGTAGTTGGCAGACTGTAGATAATATTAGAAGACGTAGACCAGACTTAACGGAAAGTGCCGCGGAAAGTTTGCGTTTGTTCCAAAGACAAAAACCAGAACTTAATATACCTAACATACCGCAAGGACCGGAAAACGAATTTAAAGCCATAGTTGATGATTACGAAGCAGTAATTAAAATTATGGAGGAGAGCCCATTGTTTCCTGATAACTGTCACCCGGATAGAACTTTACAGGAGCAACTGGCACACGAGCTAGACCCTTATGTATGATGTAGTTTTTATAAGTTATAATGAACCTGATGCTGATGAAAGATATAAACGTTTACTAGAACGTTATCCTAATACTAAAAGAATACATGGTGTTAAAGGAATACATCAAGCTCACATTGCCGCCGCGAAGAAATGTTCAACAAAAATGTTTTGGGTTATCGATGGCGATGCAGATTTATTACCAGAATTCAATTTAGATCATAAAGTAAATGAATATGATTTAGATTGTGTCCATGTTTGGCGTAGCCGAAATCCTATCAACAATCTCATTTACGGTTATGGTGGTGTTAAACTCCTACCACGACGACTCACTATGAACGTAGATGTTAGTAGTCCTGATATGACTACAAGTATATCTGATAGGTTTAAGGCTATGCCATTCGTGAGTAATGTTACTAGTTTCAATTCAGATCCTTTTAGCACTTGGAAAAGTGCTTTTAGAGAATGTGCAAAATTAAGTAGCAAAGTTATAGATAGACAAGAAGAAGGAGAAACAAATGAAAGACTCAAAGTATGGACTACTAAAGCTAATGGAAGATTTTGTGAGTTTGCGATTCGAGGTGCTAATGCTGGTATGCGGTTTGGCCTTTCTGACGGGGTGGATCTGGGGTTAATAAATGACTTCGATTGGTTACTACGACAGTTCGAAATGGAGGAAATGAATGATTCCATTTAACAAGGTTGTAAAACTAGGACAAAAAAATATGTTAGAAAACAAAGTATTTTCTGTGTCCTGGATCCTTGGACGTTTTTGTAACTACGATTGCAGTTATTGTTGGCCTTATGCTAGAAGTAAAATTTTAGATCACAGACCATTAGAAGTATATACTAAAAATATAGATGAAATAAAAAGACAAGCAAGAGAAAACGGCTTTAATGATTTTCATTTTAGTTTTAGTGGCGGTGAACCTACAGCATATAAGAAGTTGTTACAGCTAATTGAACATTATGCTAATGATATACAAAGCAAATACCTTAGTATTCATATGACAACTAATTGTAGCCCGAGTAAGCGTTGGTGGAAACGCTGGCTTGATGCAACAGATGTACTTCATAGAAGAAGTATTACTGCGAGTTTTCATGCCGAATTTGCCAATGAAGAAGAGTTTGCAGATAAACTTTTATATTTGCAAGATAATGGAGTACTAGTAACTATTAATCAAGTTATGGTACCAAAGTTATGGAAGGAATATTATGATAGAAGTAAAAGATTTAGTGACCTTGGTCTTCATGTCACTCTTAAACCTCAGTCCGATCCTACTGCTAGTTTTGTGGTGTCTGGCTATACGGCTAAACAAAAAGAAATACTCCAAAATGAAAACAATCAAGATGAACCTCAGATCGTACTCAAAGACGATGATGGAGTAGAGTATTGGATTGACCAAGCAGAAAGATTAAATGCTTATGGCTTTAATAAGTTTAAAGGTTGGAATTGTTGGTCAGGATATCAAAGCTGTATTATACGTGAACCAGGCGGTGAAGTAAAACGTAGTTATAGTTGTCATGATGAACCTTTAGGAACGTTAGACGAAGGCTTTGAACTATTTAAAGCACCAATGCCTTGCATAACTCCAACGTGTGTTAGTAGTGCAGATAGTAAGATACCAAAGGAAAAGAATGTATAAGTTAGAAGACATAAAATCGATACACTTAGAAGTTACTTCTAAATGCCAAGCGAAATGTCCTATGTGTGCTAGACGTGTGCATGGTGGTCCTCTACTTGACTCTATTACTTTGGCAGAAGTTGATATAGAATTATTTAAAAAATGGTTTAGTCCTGAATTTATAAAACAACTATGGCACCTAAATATGTGTGGTAACCTAGGCGATCCTATTGTAGCAAAAGATACATTAGAAATATATCAATACTTAAGAAGAAATAATGAAACAATGGGTTTAACAATGCACACTAACGGAAGTGGTCGTGTAGCACAATGGTGGAGAGAACTTGCAAAAATAAAAGTTGTAGCGGCATTTGGTATTGACGGATTAGCAGATACACATTCTAGATATAGAGTAAACACCAATTGGGATAAAATTATAGAAAATGCAAAAACATTTATTGAAGCTGGCGGAGAAGCACGTTGGGATATGTTAGTCTTTCAACACAATCAACATCAACTTGAAGACTGTCGTGCATTATCTAAAGAATTAGGCTTTAAAGAATTTCAAGTAAAACATACAACACGTTTTAGAGATGGAAAGTTTGATGTTATAGATGAAAAATGGAATAAAGTTGATACGTTATATCCGTCAGATAAAAGTTTAGAAATGATAGCACCAGCTGAAGCGGCCAGAGAAGAAAAATTACCAAAGATTAATTGTAAAGCAGTTGAAGATCATATGTTATATATTAGTGCAGGTGGTGATGTTGCTCCTTGCTGTTGGTTAGATTTAAAATGGATGCCTCAACTATTTCCAAGTAAGATGGATTATATGATGAAAGTTAAAAGGTTTCCTAACTTACACGACGAAAGTTTAAAAGAAATATTTGATAGTGGGTTCTTTGACTTAATAAGCAGTCAATGGACAACTTGTGGATTAAAAGAATGTTCAAAACAATGTGGTAGCTTTGATAAGTTACGTGAACAATTTGTGGAGAAGAAATGAAAATAGGAATAGGAGTCTTAGTTGCGGCCATTATGGCGTTTGCTACATGGCTACTAAAGAAAATAACGAGGAAAAGATGAAGATAACAATAGCAGGATATGGAGCAGTAGGTCAAGCACACGAACAATTATTAGGAAGTTTCGTTGATGTTGAAATATATGATCCATATAAAGGACATAAAAGTTTTAGTAGTGATACTGATGCAGTAATTATATGCACAGCAACACCTTCTTTTGAGAATGGTGCGTGTAGTGTTAATAGTGTATATGAATGCATTGAAAAATCACCAGATGTCCCTATATTAATTAAAAGTACAATTAGTTTAGAAGGCTGGGAAACAATTATAGACGCATTTCCACAGAAGGAAATTACATTTAGTCCAGAGTTTTTACGTAATGCAACATCAGTAGAAGACTTATTAAACACAAAAGACTTATTTTTAGGTGGTGGTAATACAGAGTTCTGGCAAAAAGTGTTTGCTACTACATTAGGCAGTGGTACTAGCTTTATGTTAGCAGATCCACGCCAATTAATTCTGATTAAATACTTTAGAAATAGCTTTTTAGCAAATAAAGTTGCTTTCTTTAATCAAATATACGATTTATGCAAAGCAGTTGGTATTGACTATGAAGCAGTTGCTAAAGGTGTAGGAGCAGATACACGTATAGGAGCGAGTCATACTGAAGTTACAGGAGAACGTGGCTTTGGTGGGCATTGTTTTCCTAAAGATATTAAGGCAATAATACATTCTGCTCAACAAGAAAATGTAGATTTATCCTTGTTAAAAGAAACACTAGAATATAACGAAAAGGTGCGTAGAAACGTGACAACAGAAATTGTAGATGCAATGAAAAGTATATGCCCTGAGGCTTGGAATGAAAATAGAGATTGAAGATATTAAATTTTGGATGGACGCAATTCGCAATAGCGAAGATAGGGACAGAACTCTTGAAAGTTTCTGGGGCGGACAAATCCAATCTAAACTATTCTTAATAGACGCATTAGAAAAACATAAGCAAATTAGAAATGCTGAAGTTGTTATCTTTGGCGGCTGGAATGGATTACTATCAAGTATGATTTTTAATAGTGAGTTAGGTATAAAACATATTACAAGTGTTGACATTGATCCTAAATGTAAAGAGATAGCAACAACAATGAATAAACGTCAAGAGATAGAAGGTAGATTTGAAGCTGTAACTGCCGATATGGTAACTTATGAATATACTAGACATCCATACTTTATTATTAATACAAGTTGCGAACATATTACACGTGATCAATATAATCAATGGTTAGAAAATGTTCCAGAAGGTTGTCAAATTATTTTACAAAGTAACAATTACTTTGATCACCCAGAACATATTAATTGCTGTGAAGATTTACAACAGTTTAAAACAAGATCTAAATTACGTATTACAGACGAAGCTGAATTAAAGTTAGAAAAGTATACAAGATTTATGATTATAGGACGGAAGGACAAATGAACGTACGAATAGGTTGCAGAGGTAGTGAGTTAGCATTATTATATGCTGAAAGTGTTACAAAAAAACTTGAACAGTTGGATTGTAAAGTAACTATTGTACCTATTAAATCAGACGGCGACATTCATAAGGAATCTGTTATAGCTGACATTGGAGGCAAAGGAGTATTTTGTAAAAAAATAGAAGATGAATTAGAAGCTGGATCAATTGATGTAGCAGTACATAGTTTTAAAGACTTGCCAACTATAATGCCAAAGGAATTAATTATTGCAGGTGTTTTAAAACGTAATGATCCTAGAGAGTGTGTAGTAGGAAGTTTACATCCTGGTGCAGTAGTAGGAACAGGATCTCCAAGAAGATTAGAACAGCTTACTTTAATAGATGAATCATTAGAAGTAAAACATATTAGAGGTAACGTACCAACAAGAATTAGAAAAGTAAAAGACGGTGAATATGATGCAGTTGTTTTAGCAAGAGCCGGAGTAGAAGTATTAGGATTAATAGACCATATTTCACATACGTTTGGCTTTGATAAAATGTTACCAGCTGTTGGACAAGGAGTTATTGCTATGCAAACACGTACAATGAGTCCATATACAGCTTTAATAAGACAAATAAATCATTTAGAAACGTTTTATTGTGCAATGGCAGAACTCACTGTAATGAAAGTATTAGATGGTAACTGTCATAGTGCCGTAGGTGTACTTGCACAAATTACAGGAGACTGTATTACGTTAGAAGCAATTAATTATGAAAATATGAAAGAGTATAAACTTACAGGAAAAATGCTTGATTATAAAAAGTTAGGAGAGCTTGTAGGTAAACAAATAAAATGAATAAAACATTTTGCCCATTACCCTGGTTACATTTAGCAACACGACCTAACGGAGATGTTAGAGTTTGTTGTACTGCCAATGCCAGTGGTGCAGGTATACTAGATGATTTATCAGATGTAAAAACAGCAGGACTTGTTAAGAAAGACGGTATTGCTATGAACCTACGTGACCATACAATAGAAGAAGTATGGAACAGCGAACATATGAGAAGAACTAGACTTCAAATGCTTAATAACGAAATACCTGCTAGTTGCGTAAAATGTTTTAATGAAGAAGCAAAAGGTATGATGAGTAAACGTAAATGGGAAACAAGAGAATGGCAAGAACGTGTAGACTTTGATAAACTTATTGCTAGTACAAAAGACGATGGTAGTTTACCTGTAGACATTCCTTACTTTGATTTACGTTTAGGTAACTTATGTCAACTTAAATGTATAATGTGTAGCCCACACGATAGTTCAAGTTGGATTAAAGAATGGAAAATACAAACTCCGCAGTATAAAAATAAAGACTTAATTGCTGACCAAGGTTGGGACGATCAATATGATTATACTTGGTACAAAAAAGGATCGTTTATAGATTCTATGAAACACCAAGCATTTAATATACAAGAATTATATTTTGCAGGTGGCGAGCCATTACTAATACCAGAGCATTATAAAATATTAGAGTTTATGGTTGAAGAAGGATATGCAAAAGATTGTAATTTAAGATACAACTCAAATGGAGTAGAACTACCAGATAAGTTGTTTGACTTATGGAGACATTTTAAAGAAGTACGTTTTAACTTTAGTATAGATGCTATTGGTGAACGTAATGACTATATTCGTTATCCTAGTAAGTGGGAAACTATAACAAAGAATTTAAAAAGACTAGACGAGAATACAAAGGATAATACAGTTATTAATATTGCCTGTGCAGTACAATTACTAAACGCAGGTTATATCGATGAACTAGCTGAATGGAAAATGGATCAAGGATTTAGTAAAATTAATCCATCAATGTTCGGCGGTGGTATAATAGGAACACATTTAGTTTACTTGCCATCTTACTTAAATGTAAGAGTGTTACCAGAACCTGCAAAATTGTGGGTTAAAGATAAGATAACAACATTTGTGGATAGACAAAAGTTTAATTTTGAGTTTTGTAACAATCCATATGGCAGAGATAGATGGTTAGGGCTGATTAAATACATGATGCAAGAAGATTGGAGTCATAAGCTACCTGCTTTGCGTGAGTATTTGGCCGTAACCGATAAAACTAGAGGGTTAGATTACACCAAAACTTTTAAAGAATTAGGAGAATTTATAAATGGACATGAATAGAGCTATGTTATGGAACAGTCTTACTAATTTAGGTGATACAGTAAAACTTAAATTAAAGATAGATCCATACCTTGTCGAACGTCAACTAAAAGACAAGTTCGCAGACAACTGGTGTCCTTACAACGTAAAGAAGGATACAGTAAACAACAGATGGGGATTACCTATTACTAGTCATTCAGGCGATGTAATGGACAACTATCACTTAAACAGCTTCGGCTATATGCAACGTTACCATGACGTTGAGATGAAGGAAGAAAACTTTACTACTCCAACAGAAGTGTATAAAGAAATTCCAGATCTAGCAAAACTTGTAGATGTATTTGCACCTGATATAGGTAGAGTACATTTATTAAGAGTAGATCAAGGTGGATTCTTTCCACCACACAGAGACTTCCCAGGTCCTGACCCGGAATACTTTAGATTACTATGTGTGTTTGGAAGTTGTAAGCCAGAGAACTTTGTTCATATGTTAGATGGAAAACCTTTCTATCCTGACCCAGGCTTTTTATATTTTATTAACTTTCAACTTGATCATAGTGTGTTTAGCTTTTCAAATGATTTACACGCATTAATATTAACTGTAAAATTAAATGAACGCACACACGATTTGATCATTAAACATAGTATGAGCGAATGAGGTTAGGCTACAAAGATCCTACAAAAAAAGACTGGTTTCTAGTCAGTTGGACACTTTCTAATAAGTGTAACTATCGTTGTGAATATTGTCCAGACATATTACATAACGGAAGTACAGGACAACCTTTGTGGTCAACAGTAGAACGATTTATACAAAACTTTAAACAAAAAGATAAAACTATTTGCTTTAGAATTAGTGGCGGAGAACCTACATACTGGAAACATTTTATAGACATGGCTGAGTGTGTTAAAGAGCAAGGACACAAATTTACATTTGTATCTAACGGCAGTCAAAGTGCAGAGTACTTTAAACGTATTGCTCCTTTTACAGATGCTATGATGTTAAGTTATCATAAAGCATACGCAGACCCAGATCATTTTATAGAAGTAATAAACGAATCTAAAATTACAACAATAATTAATATGATGTTACTACCAGATGATTTTGATGAAGCATTTGCAGTATCAGAAAAAATCTTTAGTAATACAAGTAATTGTACAATATGGCCTAAAGTAATTGTTGATAAAACGTATAGCGATAACATTACAAACGAAGTAGTTGCATATACACCAAAGCAAAAAGACTTAATAAAAAATTGGCCTTTTACTAGAAAGATTAACGATAAAGACTTACACAGAGGTTCAATGGAAATACAATTTAGTGATTGGTTTAAAGAGAATCAAGAAGTTGATGCTAATCAATTAATCTTAGATGAAAAAAATAAGTTTAGAGGTTGGAAATGTTGGGCTGGCTTAGATGGTGTTAATATAGATATGTGGGGAAATATGTATCGAGCAGATTGCCAGTTTGGTGGACCTTTAGGAAATTTAGAAAGATACAAGTTACCAACAGAACCTATAACTTGTGGCAAAGAAATTTGTAGTTGTTTAAGCGACATCTACATAAGGAAGGAACAAGAGGAATGGACGACAACGTAGCATTAGCAGAAGGCATGAATCAAATATGGAATTGGTTATGCGGCCATTGTGGTTGGCGAGGAGTAGCACAAGAGTTAAATACCAATGACAACATAGAGGAATGGTGGGTATGTCCAAAGTGTTCACAGCCAGACGCAATACAAGATATAGGTTGGCACAAAGGAAACGACAAATATTATGGTTAAGCATTTAAGAAAATATATAGGATTATATCTAACAGCATTAGTGTTGCCTTTTATGTTTGGATATGGAGTAAGTGAAGAACACCCAATATGGGTATGGTGGATAGCATTTGGTCTTATAATATTAAAAACTCCTCCTTATAGTATTAGTGATCGTTTTTGGTCAGCATATAGTAGATTACTAGAATGGATATTAGGACCACTATTAAGCAGAGTAAAAAAATGGCCTTGGTGGGCTAAAAGT